AAGAACTACTAGTAGTAGTTGTAGTGCTAGTAGGAATTAAATCTATATCTAGAATAATGAAGTTTGTACATACTCCAACAGATACCACTTTAATACTTATTGCATTATCAGGAACAGTTGAACTATAACCAGCCTCTAACTGTAATACAGATACATTTGTTGCAAATGGAACTGTATACCCATCTACATTTGAATAAAGATTAAATGGTCCTGCATCACCTCCAGGAGGAATAACTAATGTTGTTACTATTATCATGATTTTATTTTATTATTAATCTTTTATTAATCTAATTGAGAAACCATATCCTTTATCCAAGTCATTTCTGAGGGCAGTGTCATTATCGTTAGTTATATATCGACACCAAGCTTTTGATGTAACATCACTCTCTAAAGAACTCCAAAAGAAACCAAAGTAACCAAGGTTAATGAAGCCACCAGTATCATGGTAGCGATAACCACCAGGAAGTCCTGTGAAGCCACTACTGTTGGTTGCGTCCCTATTAGGAGCTATAAAATGACAAACTCCTGTTTCTTTCATTGCTCCACCAGCTACAGTTAACCCTCCTAAATAATTAATTAGAGTGGTCCATTCTGTATCACTAGGTACATGATAACCAGTTGGTGCTAACCCTCTTGGGTCATTTACAGCATACCAATTGTATAATTTTCCATAAATTGCTTCATTAGCTGGGTCATTATTCATATAGCACCAAGCTCCTGTTGTTAGGTTGCCCCAAGCTGTTGGGTCTGTTACCTGAGGAATAGTATCACCATTTCTATAAGTAGCTACATTTAAATTACAATTTGTCCATTCTTGAGTTCCAATTGCGATTGGAAGACTTGGTGTACAATTTGGACAAGGATTAGTTGTAGTGGTAGTTGTAGTTAAACTTGTACTAGTGGTAGTTGTTGAACTTGTACTAGAACTAGAACTAGTAGTAGTAGTTGATGTAGGTGGTACAGTTATAACTCCATTTCCTGCTAACTGACAACTTAAAGTGGTTGTAGTGGTAGTAGTTGATGATGTACTAGAGCTACTAGTTGTTGTGGTTGTAGGACCTGGTACTTGATGAGTTTCTCCAGTAAAGTTACAATTTAATTCATCAGCAGTTCCAGTAAAGTTACAATCAAATAACGTAGTGGTCGTAGTGGTTGTTGGACAACATATGTTAAGCTGATTATTAATTCTAATAATATCTTCTCCTATAATCATTACATCCTCAGTGATATTAGTTACCTCTTCTTTAAGTATATCTACACTAGCTGTAACATTACATACAACAGTATCTAACTTAGCTAAAACCGTATTTAAGTCATCACAAGTTTTTATGTCTGTACAAGGAAGTGGAGTGCCATCATATATGAAAGCACTCGTTCCTTTTATTGTTGTATTATTTATCTGAGAGCAATTAGCCATGTTTTATATTTTTATTTACGCTGTACAAATTCCTACTGTAGTAGTTGTACCATTATTATTGTTTGATACAATTATAGTTGCACATATTGGAACCATAGTTCCACCATCAGGAACATTTACTGTTTGAGGATCTCCTAAACAATCTAAATATTCTACTGTATGAAATGTACCTGGGTTAAATATAGGAGGATAAACTTCTACGTTATAACATTGCGGTGAAGGAGTAGATGTAGTAGTACTTGTTGTTGTAGGCTCTATTGTGGTAGTTGTTGTAGTGGTAGGTTCAATTGTAGTTGTTGTTGTGGTTGTAGGTTCTACAGTTGTTGTTGTTGTGGTTGTAGGTTCTACAGTTGTTGTTGTTGTGGTTGTAGGTTCTACAGTTGTTGTTGTTGTGGTAGTTGTACATATTGGTAAACCAACTATTGTGCTATTAAATATTTGTATAACTATATAAGTAAAAGTGTTATTAACATCTACTGCATAATATCCATCAGGTATACTAGACAATGTACAACCTATATTAGATTGATATATTATATCACCTAGTGTTGGTGTTGCAGAATTAATGTATCCACCAGGAGCACCTCCTGTTACTTCACAACCTCCACCAGTACCTGGGTCTAAACAAACCCAATTAGCACAAGCACCATTTAAAGAAAGATCTTCAATAGGATAAAAAGTGGTAGTAGTTATTGGTTCAAATGAAAAAAGATGAGACTCTCCAGGATTACATGTTGTACTAGTTGTAGTTGTTGTTGAACAAGGTCCAGAAGAGATTAATGTTCCTAATTCAATAGAAGGATAAGGTACAGCACAAAACTCAAAAGGCTGTGGAAAATCTCCAGCTGGTTGAGTTATTGTTATAGGAGTACCAGTTATACATTCAGTATATGCTAAAGTCACTACAGTAGACTGTGGTTCAATAAGCGTAGTATCATAAATCCATTGTACACAAGCAGTAGTTGTAGTGGTAGTTGTTAGTTCTGGACAAACTGAATCAATACAAGCATCTCCAACTGTAATTGTTACAAGAGGATTACTAGCAAGTCCATTAGATCCACAAAGTTTTACAAGTGCAAGAGGTTCAATGTTTGTATCTATAACAGGAACATTATTACAATCAATATATCCTATAGAATGAGGATTTTTATCATCTGTATTATTAAAAGTTAAACAGTCACAAGGAATACCTGTAGTGGTAGTTGTTGTTGTTATAGGAATTATTTCACAATTTGTAATACTTTCAATTTCTTCATTTAAAATTTCTGTTATCTGACAAAATTCATGATCTGTAATATAGAATCCATCAGCTAATGCATTACAACTAGTTCCTGTGCCAGCATATACATATTGTCCTATATTAAATGATACACTTTGTCCAAACAAAGAAGTTTCCTGTTGTATATCAATTATATTATTTTTTATAAAATTACAAGCATTACATGCATCTAACAATGATCCAGTATAATCTACTTGAATGTCATCATATGTATATGTATTAAAATAACTAACAGTGACTAATCCTCCAGGTCTAACACAACCTGTTGTTGTAGTTGTAGTTGTAGGTACAGCTGTAGTAGTTGTGGTAGTTGTACTAGAAGTGCTACTAGAAGTAGTAGTAGTTGTAGGAACAGCAGTGGTAGTAGTTGTTGTAGTTACTTCTGTAGCAGATCCAGTAAATTCACAATCTAATGCTACTGTAGTAGTTGTTGTTGTAGTAGATGCTATTTCTTCAGCAGTTCCAGTAAATGTACAATTTATTGGTGTACAAGGACCTGTTGGTGTAACTATAATAGTTACAGGAACTGATATAGGACTACCTGTGTCAACACAAACATTTGACTCTCCTGGTGGTAATATAATAGCTGTTTGTAATCCTGTAGCACAATCAACTACGATTATAGCTACTGGATCACCTGAAGTGTTATTTAATGAAAAACCTTGACAAGGTATAGGAGCTGTTGTAGTAGTACTAGTAGTAGTATTACAACAAGCATCTAATGAATTATCAATATTAATTATATCACCTTCAATGTTTATTATCTGTGTAGTGATGTTATTAACCTGAATAGTTAATATATTAATCTGTGTTAATAGATTGCATATGATCTCATCAATCTTTTGTAAGATTACATTAAGTGTATCACATGGCTCAGCTATTATACATGATAATGCAGGGCCATCATATGCAATAGTACTAGAGGCAGTTAAATTTGTTGAACATGGATCATTGCTGTTACAACCACTATTAGTAATTGTAGAGCTACATCCACAAGGATCATTTATAACTACATCTGTGCAGCAAGGATTGACTGGTAAAAAAGGATATGCCATCTTATTGATTTATTAAGGTCTGTATTGAATATAATTATATGCCCCTGTAGGTGTTAAGTTTGGTGTACCATTTAATCCATTACATAAATATATTTTTTGCCATACACCTGAGCCTACACCTGTAACACTAAATCCTGATATAGAACCATAATAAGTTTCTACAACATAAGGAACCATTCTATTATAATAGTTTGTAGTGATCCCAGATACTACAGATAAATAGTATTGAATCAAACTATTAAGATCAGCCACCTTTACATAGTTTGTGGTGACATCAAGAGCAAGAGCAATTAAATCAACTTGTAATTGACAAACTTTATTAATTATAGCTTGTACAACAGCATGTGTATCTGATGAAGCTGTAACTCCTGATAAGCATCCAATACTATAATCAGCATTTAATATAGCAAGATCTGCAGCAATAACATCAACTTGTTCTTGAAGATCACAAGTAGATTTTATAAGAGCTGATAATATATCATTTAATGAAAGATCTCCACATGTAGGAAGATTTGCTTGAACTAAATTACAAATGATATGAGGATCAATAATAGGATTAATTCCTGTACCATTCAATGCAGATGTAAGGAATGTAATCAATGATTGTTCTACAAAAGATAATAATCACCTGTTTGGATTCCTAGGACAGGAACATTTATTCCTGTATATTTAACACATCTGTCAGAGACAATCTCTGTACATCCGTTATAACAATTTGAGCAATTAGACATATTATTTATTTTTAAAAAGTTTATTATAAATTTATTAGAATGTTATTTCAGTAACATTATCAGAAAGTTCATTAGCAACATAGACAGCTGAATTAGAATAAACTATTGCATATGCCCAATTGCCAGTTGTACCTAATACCGTAACAACCCCCGAAGGTGTAACTTTTGAAACTGTATTGTTAGATGAATTTGTCACATATAGATTTCCTGAAGGGTCAATTGTCATACCAAATGGAAACATAACCGAAGCAAAAATTGTAGAAACTCCAGAAGGTGTAATTTTTGAAATATTATTAGCACTAAAATTAGTAGTGTATACATTACCCAAACTATCAAGAACTATATCAACAGGGTTTAAACCAGTCGTACCTAAAATAGAAGAAGTTCCTCCAGGTGTTATTTTAGTTACATTGTTTGAGTTTGAATTTGCTGTATAAACATTTCCCATTGAGTCAACAGTTATTCCTTGTGGGGAGTCACCAGTTGTACCTAAAATAGTAGATACTCCACTAGGTGTTATTTTTGAAACATTGTTAGAGACACGATTTGTTACATATAAGTTTCCTGAAGAATCAATACATATTTTAGATGGCCTAGCACCAGTTGGAGCAAAATAATTAGAAACTCCAGAAGGTGTAATTTTAAAAACACTATTATTATTTGTATTACAAATGTAAAGATTATCTGAAGAATCAATAGTTATTCCAGAAGGAGACACAATTGAAATTCCTAATATTGTAGAAACTCCAGCAGGAGTAATTTTACTAACATTGTCTGAATTAAAATTTGCTGTATAAACATTACCTAATGAATCAACAGTTATATCAAAAGGTCTATCTCCTGTAGTTCCTAAAATTCTTGATACTGGAACCGAAGTAGTAGTGGTTGTTGTTGTAGGTGCTATAGTTGTAGTAGTACTACTAGTAGATGAACTTGTTGTAGTTGTTGTTGGTTCTACAGTAGTGGTAGTAGTTGTAGTTGGTGTTAATGTTGTTGTACTAGTAGTTGTTGATGTAGAAGTACTAGTAGAACTAGAACTAGTTGTAGTGCTAGTTGATGGTGATATAGTGGTACTGGTAGTTGTTGTACTACTAGTAGAACTTGTACTTGTTGTTGTTGTAGTACACTCATTTGTATTCATCACTACAATGTTTGGTGATACATTAAGAGCTACTTTTGTGCTTATACAAATACTAGATAGTCCTTGTAAAGTTATTGTCTCTGGTTCTCCTGTATCACAATTACCAATCAAGAATGATTCTGCAGAAGTTGCAGTGTTATATAGTATATATGATTTACAACCTGTTAATGTAGTGGTGCTTGTTGTTGTAGGATTAGCTACTACATCAATCTCACAAGGATCCTCTAAACAACGTTCTGGTTCATTACATCTACTAACACAACCTACTGTAATGCGTATAACTCTGCTAGCTATCATAGCCACAGAGTATTCATGCACATAGTTAGGATTACAATACTTGTAAGTAAGTATCCTTCTATATCCTATTAATTGAAGAATGTCACCAGCAGGTATAGGTTGATTCAACATGTATGAAACATTGTTGTATAAACTATTACCAAGCTCAGCTAACTTGCAATCTATTTTTTTAAGTAAAGAAGGAATGTTTGCACATTCTGGGCAATTCGTTAGTCTTGGTGATAACATAATATCAATTTTATTTATTCACTTTAGCAGCACATGCTGCACACACTCCGTTTGTCAATTGACAACCGCACCCTACATTAGCTCCACAGCTTGAACATTGTGCCATAATTAATAAAAGTTTAATTGGTAGTTGTTACCTGAACAACCACAGTTGGATTTAAGAAAGTTATTTAACATATTATCTGCCTGAGCATATAATGTATTTGATTCAAATTCTGCACAGTTGTTAGCTGCAGCAATAGCTCCTTGAATAAAGAAGTTAATTGTATTTAATGTTACGCTAGATTGAGTTTTAAGGGCCCTATCGCACTCCATCATATTTAATTGAAGGAAAGCACTATCAAACTTTTCTTGAAGCCTATCAACACGTAATATTGATTTCTCTACATAGTTTGCATATGCAGGAGCAACAGAATATTTTAATCTGTATATTCCATCAGGAAGAGGTTGATTACAACCAGGCTCTGTGATTCCTAAATTAGATGATGTAAATACATTTAATTGGTCAGGAACAAAAGGTAAAATCTTGGTTCCGAATCCTGGTATTTCAATCTCAATAGATGGTGCTGAGACCACTGGAGGATTGGTAGGATATACAGAAGCATCTGCAACACCAAGAGTATTAACATCATAAGTAGAGACTACTAATATATCTAATTGTAAGTTTGCCATGTTTGTTTTATAATAAATATGCCAGAGGAATATGAGTGTATCCTCTTTCCCCTGGCATAGGTTATTTAATAATATTTTACTTCTGCTTATCCTTAAGGAATGTTAGTAGAAGTAGTAGTAGTAGTAGATGCAGGAGCACTAGAAGTAGTGGTAGTAGTTGTGATGCAAGGAGCACCTTGATCAACAACAGCACCTAATGCAGCAACTAATACCTCTTCGATATCTGCAGCAATTGTAGCACCACCTGTTTGTGAAACAGCATTTGGAGCAGCAATGATCACTGTAGAATCTTCTTGAATGTAATCACCCCATTGATATGCAGATTTATCATATTCATTGAATTTGATATAATATGTATCATAAGTAGCACCACCAGATACCCAAGACTCAAAGTTCTCATTGTAACCGTTCATTCTGTAAAGGTGTTTCAAGTAACCAGCTTGGTAGCTATAGAAGTTTTTCTCTAATTGAGCAATCTCTGCAGATTGTCCTGTAGCATAAGAAGCACGTTGTGTGATGATAGGCTGTGCAACAAAGTTACAAGCATCAGCAACAATAAAGTCAGCAGTAGTAGCTGGACCAGCATATACAAACGTTCTGAAAGACATTCTGTCATATTCAAAAGGGAACGCTGCAATATCACAAGGTTGACCATATTGTGTTAATGGTTTTCCTGTAATACGAAGAATAGTTCCACCTACATTTTCAAATGTATAGAATGTAGAGAAAGAAATGTTATCAGGGTTGTTTCCTGGAGCTTTCAAGTTTAATTGATAAATCAATTCATTGATGATAGTGTTATCACTTACATCAGCACATGGGTTAGCATCACAATCACAACAAGGAGCTTGGATAGTTACTGAACGAGTGAAACCATTGAAATACAATGTATCAATATAAGAAGAGTGAGCACGTAAAGTTAACGTGATAACTTCTCCACATTGTACAGTGAAATTAGTTACATCAGTAATTTGGTTAGCAGCTGTTGGGCATCCTGATACTTTGTACCATTCAGTTACATTAGATTTACAAGAAGATCCTGATGGACATCCAGAAATTCTGTCAGATCTTTTAGATCCTTGCAAATAAGTGTTTGTTCTACCTTGTGCAACGTAGAAATAAGGGAAATTAGTAATAGTTGTTGCATCTACTGTTGCATACAAATTATTAAAAATTCCAACTTGTCCTGCAGTCAAGTTTTGTGTCGAACCAGAGCTAGGGAGTGCAGTTTGCCCTACTGGAACCACGAATACCGTGGTTAATGAAAAATCAGCCATTTTTATTTATTTAAATGTTAAAAAAATTATTCGTTTGTTTGTATTCTGAACTGTGCACTTTGTACTGCAGCAGCGTTCTCAGTATACATTGCTAGATTTTGTACTGTCAAATCTAACAGTTCATCTTCTAAATATAGTTCAAGCTCACAGTCTTGATCAAATGATGGATTACCATCTAACATTATATATCCTGTTTTATTTATATACACTGGATATCTCATGTACATCATGTAAACTTTAGTTGGGGTAAACGTACCATCTGTAAAGTAACTTATCTCATCTGATGATAAAGAGTTGAATGTTTCTTGATATTCAAAACTTGGTCTATAATGATCATTATTTAATATGAACTGAAGATCACCATGTTTGGCAAGATCTCTATTGATCCAGATTTTTCTATCCTTACATCTACCTTTGTCTGCCAACAAATATGAATCTATATAGAACATATATTGTGGACTAAGATTGTGTACATATGTACACCATTGATTCAATTCAACATTCTTTAACGTAAGATCTAAAGGCTGATGATTATAATTCATTATAAGACTTTGTAAGTCTTCATAACGTTTCTTGAATGAGTCTTGTCCTAATTGACTAGCAATACTTATTCCATCAATCTTTTGTTTTATCAACTTAATCTGAGCTTCATTCAAAGCTAAGATCTTGTCTTCTAATTGAATTTGTTGGTGCTCATTAGTTGATAGTTTATTTAGTTTCTGATCGATCTTATATAATAAACTATCTACCTGTATCATATTCTTTTATATTTTTAAACTAGCCTCTTATACAGAAGCTAGCTTTTTAGTTTTCAACTTACCTTCTAATGTTAACAACTCATCTTGGTTATCATCATCAGCTAGGAATTTAATTAAATCTTCTTCATCTTTAGCTATCTCAAACTCACCTTCATAAACCTTACCGTTAGGTTTGATTCTATATACTGAATGTGCAATAGCTTGTTTAACTAAATCTTTTATATGGAGTAAAGCTTCTTTCATATCTGCAAATCTATTGAACACTTCAACTGGACTCAATCCTGAATATTTACCATTCTTGAATTCTGTTTGTTTCAATACATTATCTACCAAGTTGTATACCACTTCTTCTTTTGTTTCTTCTGTTACTGGAAGACCTAAAAGTCTTGCAACTTTTTTCTTCTTCTCAGGAGTCATAGAATCAAACTTAACAATAGCTTTGTTAATCAATTGTTTTTTCTTGTAGATCACTGCATTTTCAATTTCATCATCTACAACATAGAATTGTGTATCTGCTGGAAATTCACCTCTTTCCCAAGCTTGATAGCTTGAAGCAATTGTTGGATGAACTCTTAACCATGAAAAGGCTATTTCTTGAAAGGCATTTCCTAAATCAAAATAGTTATCACCATCTAATAATTTAACCACTTGTACGTGCGTTTGATCATCTGTAGAAGTTGATAAACCATAGTTCCAAAATGAAGAACGAGGTCCTAAATCAATATCACCTATTTCATTTTCAAGTTTTGTTCTAAGAGCTTTAACTCTTTCGATCTCTAATTCTTTTTCTAAAGGATCTTGGATTCTTTTAATGTACGTAGCATTCTCATCTAAGCCTGTTCTGTACTTTCCATCTAATTCCTTATAAGGATATTTGAATACTCCTGTTCCAGGGATTCTTGTCATTCCTTTTTGCGATAGCCCACTATCCATTGTTTGCAATTGAGCACTATTTGAATAGTCTCTCTTGATAGTAGAAATTTTGCCTGTTTTACCCATAATGTAGTTAAATTTAATAATTGGTTTTAATTTGTTGCGTGGGTAGGACTCGAACCTACGACCTCTGGATTATGAGTCCAGCAAGCTAACCAACTGCTCTACCACACGATTTGTAGAGTGGTCCCACCGAAGGAACCTGAACCTGGATACTATCCATTTCAACACTCTATTTGAGATCAATCCCCTCTGGGAGGGAGAGGAGGTGAGGGGATCTTTCTCGGAAAAAAGAGATGTGTGCTGTTCTATTATGGGAAGCATCACATCTACGTTTTTGTTATTAGAATTGTGGCATTTCCTCAATCAACACAGTTCTAGATAAATCTTCAATAAATACATCACATCTGTCTTTCATCCAGATTTCGTATCCAGGGAATTTGTTAGCAGAGCTCATACCTTGAGATTTAGCAAAACCTAAGTGGTGACGAGTTCCATCAATATAACCCCATGTCATAGAAGGAGCACCTTTCATACGTACTTCTCTAATGTTGTTTACCATTGATCCATCAGACATTGGAGAAACATCAAACACCATAAATACAGGAGTAGATTTTTTGTTTTGTCCAAACTCTAAGTTAGATTGTGGTAAATCTAATTCTTTTAAGTGAATCAATTCAACACGTCCAGTCTCACGAGTTACCATTGCATCAAATGCAAAGTTGTAAGTGATGTGTTGTCCTTCTCCTTGCATATATCTGTTTCCAGAATCAGCCATGAAAGTAAGACCTGAATTTAATGCATCTGTTTTCAAAGCTTGTTGGAATACATCGAATCCAGCTTCATTAGTATACATCTTAACACTTCTATCTTTCACATCCACTCTTCTGTAGAATAAATCTCCAAATACAGAACGGATTAAGTTAGCAGAGAATTCACCTCTATTGTATTGTACTAAGTTACCATTGTTTCTCATTCTGTGGTATACACCAGCAGATGTTCTTTTCAATTCTTGTTTAGAACCATTAGTTTTAACTGTACCTGGTTTAGCCCAGATCATACGTTTAACTTTCAACTCTAACATAGATTTACGCATCCAGAACTCAATGAACGGTTCCCATTTAACATCATTACGAGTTAAAGGTAATTGGTTACGTCTTTGTGGAGCATACACTAAAATGTCAAGAGGTTTTCCAGAAGAATCTCTCATCATTTTATCATCAGCCCATTCAGTGATTTTGTGCTCATATCCATATGCAGAACCTAAAGATTCGAACATTGTGATTTGCTCACCTAATCTTGGAAGACCTAATAAGTCTTGATCAAACTCACCAATAGCAGCATCAACTAATTCTAGTTCAACACCATACTGTAAGAAGATAGGATTAACGAAATCAACTTGTGGGTTATCACTTACTAATGTAAATGTATACAAGTAACCCATGTTCCATGGCTGAGGATCTTTGATTACATAGAATCTAGGACCGTACTGACGAGTACCTACAGAAATGATTGCGTTTTTAGAGAACTCATTAGTATCTAATATTAAAGAGAACTCTTGACCATCGATACCAGTTTTTCCAGCTAAGATAAGATCTTGCGTAGAAGTAGGGATGTCAATGATTTTTGGGAATTTGTAAGGAACAGCGATTTGCCATTTCCATGCATCACTATTATTATCAATGTAATAAGGTGTGCTTTTGTTGATCATGTCTAAGAAGTCAT